AAAGTTCGTCCCAGCCCGACTTACTGACAACCCGTACCTTATGCGGGACGGCCAGTACGAAGCCATGCTCCTCTCTCTCCCAGAGGTGGAGCGAAAGCGGCTACCTGAGGGAGACTGGGACGTTGCAGAAGGTTGTGCATGCCCAGAGTTGAGCAAACTCAAGTCCGTTGTCGATCCCTTCGAGCCCCCAACAAATTGGCCCCGAATCAGAGCGGCAGACTACGGCTACGCAAGCCCTTCGTGCGTACTCTGGGGTGCAATCGATTGGGACAACAACATATGGGTCTATCGAGAACTTTACGTAAAACACTTTACAGCAGAGCAACTTGCCGCTAAAATAGTAGAATTAGAAGAGTGGGACCCCGCGCCTCACTATGCTGTGCTCGATAAATCGTGCTGGAACCGCACGGGATACGGGCCTTCCATCGCTGAAACAATGATACGAAGTGGCTGTCGTTGGACACCATCAGATAGTAACCGTATTGCAGGGAAAATGGAAATACACAGCAGACTAGGAGACAACCAGTTCACTGGTGAACCCACCGTTAAGCTTTTCAACACGTGCACAAACATAATAAGACAACTTGCTGGTATTCCTCTATCCAAGACGAACTCGGAAGATGTAGATACAAAAGCAGAAGATCATGCGTATGATGCACTACGCTACATGCTGATGACAAGAACATCTGGCTATGTCTCCATTCACAAATCTTTGAACGACATTAAGAATAGCACCTTTAAACCACAGGATGCAACCTTCGGATACTAAATGGCAAAAGTCGAGTTTGATCCAAGAACAGTCACGCTAGGCGAGATTGGCGAGATTTATCAAAAATCCCAAGGGACGAAATCTAAACCTACGTTTACTAAAGACCTGTTCAATAAATACATGGACGTTCCTGTCTTAGAGCTGTTTGACGACACGGACGGAGATTCTATTGTACGCACTCTTGTCCGGACTGCGGCAGAGAATGAGGATATTCCGGAAAGCAGTCTAAAGTCGTTGATGCAGAATTTGCGCAATGTCAACGTATTCTTACGGAGACAGATGGGTAAGGAAGCTCCTCCTTATCTAATAAAAACAGACGATGCAAAACAAGGTGCCTTAGACCTCTTCGGCTTTGAAGAGCCTGCAAAAGCAAAAGCAGAGCTCGGTATATCTATGACTCCTGAAAGACGTCAGCAGTTTTTTACTGAGCTTCTTAAGTACGGTGCAGAAAACCCGAAAGAGATGCCTGCTGTTCGCGCGGTTATCTTCGGCATGAATACGGGCTTACGTCCGGGTGCTTACGTCATCACTGGTAAAGATAGCGGCATGCGACCAGATTACTATCTTCCAGAAGACGGTGCGCTCTACATTCCACCAGAAGCTACGGGTGCGAAAGGTCGCAAGATTACAGTGCCCTTGAACGCGATGGCTGACTCGATGATTCAGCAACAACTCGCGATGGGCTTGAAAGGGGACTACATCTTCTCATTTGAAGACGGTAAGCCCGTCAAGTCTGCGGACGTAAACAAAGTCCTTGCCAACGTCAAAGTACCTCGATTTATTTTTAACGAGGCTGACGGTAAGTACTACGACAATTTCATGCTCGATAAAGATGCCGCAACAAAGAAGGGTGTCCAGATTCTCCGTAACTACCACGCTACGTGGGGAGCTTCAAACGGTGTAGACCCTGTAGTGCTTGCGAAGCTTCAAGGTCGTAGTGGTAAATCATCTGCTCGAGGACCTACTGGTGAACTTTTCACCTATGTGTCGAACTACCCCGGCGAAGTGTCAGAATACGAGCGCGAACAGGCGAACCAGTTTGCCGCTACGTACCAAAAAGACATCGAAAAGTCTAAAAGTGTCATTCACAACATCGTAGACCCTACCTTTACCTTTGATACGGGCAACGTATCTACAGATGTAGTGCAGGAGCGCATTACAACGTCTACAGAAGGTTTTGAGAACTATTTTGACCGCCCTGTAACAGAAAGTACACCAACTGTAACTATAGGCACAGCAGAAAAAAAGGCCGTATCAGATTCTTCACGTGCTTCGTGGGTCGATAAATTGACAAAACTCGGAAAGAGTGGACTTGGTGGACTCGGTGTTCTTGCAATCGGTACAGCGGCAGAAGAGGCGTACTCACAAGAACTTCAGCGAGGGGGCACCGAAGGAACAGCTGTAGCGGCAGGTGTTTTACGTGGAGGCTACGAACTACTTGAGACTCCTGTCATGATGGGGGTAACACCTGCGAAAACAGCGGGTCCTGAGCTAGCAGATCAGCCTGCGGACCTTCCGGGGAAAGGGCCTCAAGAAACAGAATTTACTCGCCAGCAAGCTATTTCAGCGATGGATGCAAGACAAGCGGCGATTGACGAACAAATGAGCCGAATTAGGGCATACGATGAGCGGGCGGCGTTAGACCGTCAAATGAATGAACTAAAACCTGACATTGAAGTCAAATACCCAGCTAGGAAATAAAAATGAAAGACATCATGCAAGCCGACACTTATGGCATCGACTACAACTGCGGTGAAAACAACCTCGTGCGCGAAGGTAAAGACTTTGACACGGTTGCTAAGACCGAAGAACTGATTGTAGATGCAGGAAAGAAGGGCAACAAGCAATCTCTTGATTCTTCTATTCTCAACGCAGACAAAGAATCAGCACTAAACTCATAAGGTAAATACCTATGTCAGACGGGTTTATGTCTCCTGCGGATGATGGACAGGTAGAAGTCCAGAACGCGGCGGAGCAAATGCCGGGTCTTGCGGGTCATATCAAGAGTAAGTTTGAAGACTCTGAAAATGGCCGTCGGACTTTTGAACAGCGTTGGCTACAAGCTTACAAAAACTTTCGTGGAATCTATGATAGCAGTACCCAGTACCGCGACTCAGAAAGATCAAAGGTATTCATCAAGATTACTAAAACGAAAGTTCTTGCGGCGTATGGTCAAATCATCGACATCTTGTTCGCAAACAAGAAGTTCCCTATCGTCGTGGAGTCAACTCCTGTACCCGAGGGAATTGCAGAATTTGCAAAGATGCCAAGTCCGGTTGATCAAATCGTCGAAGACCCCTATGGTTTTCCGGGGGATGGTAATGAGCTACCTCCCGGTGCTACCCGTCTCGGCCCTTACAAAGACAGCGGCGCTGTTGAAGGCCGGTCAATACTCGGAGGACCTCAAGTAGAACCAGCGGCGGAAGCGGCTCGTCTACTCGAAAAAACAATCCATGACCAGCTTCTCGACACAAACGCAGTAAACGTACTACGTAATTCTGTATTTGAGTCAGCACTTCTCGGTACAGGAATTGTAAAGGGTCCTTTTAACTTTTACAAGCGTGTACATCGTTGGGAACGTGGAGAAGACGGTGAGCGGGTATACAACCCAGATGAGAAGGTCGTACCTCGCATCGAGCACGTTTCGTGCTGGGATTTTCACCCTGATCCATCCGCGACGAGTATTGAAGACTGTGAATATGTAATTCAGCGTCATCGCATGAATCGTCAGCAGTTACGGAACTTAATGTCCCTCCCGTATTTTGACCCAACAGCGATTGAGAATGCAATCGTCAAAGGGCCTAACTACGAGGATAAATACTACGAAGATACTATCCGTGAAGACGATACGGAGCCGTACTTCCAAGAAAATCGGTATGAAGTCCTCGAGTACTGGGGAACTCTCGACGCGACAATGGCACAGAATATTGGTTTAGAGTTTGACGCAGAGATTAGTGATCTCGATCAGGTTCAAATCAACGCTTGGATATGTGGTAGCGAAGTACTCCGCTGTGTGCTCAACCCATTTACTCCTGCCCGTATACCATACCACGCATTCCCATATGAAGTTAACCCGTATCAGTTATGGGGCGTTGGCGTTGCAGAAAATATGGAAGATGCTCAGATGCTCATGAACGGTCACGTTCGCATGGCAATTGACAACCTAGCACTGGCAGGCAACCTCGTTTTTGACGTAGATGAAGCGTCGCTGGTCCCCGGCCAGAATTTTGACATCTTCCCCGGTAAGGTATTCAGACGTCAGTCAGGTGTGACAGGTACAGCGATTAACGGACTTAAGTTCCCTAATACTGCGCCTGAAAACATTCAAATGTATCAGATTGCACGTCAGCTATCCGATGAAGAGACGGGCATTCCTTCAGTCATGCATGGACAGACAGGTGTTTCCGGCACAGGCCGTACATCTTCCGGCTTATCTATGCTAATGAATGCGGGTGCGCAATCCGTAAAGACTGTAATTAAGAATATTGACGATTACATGCTCAAGCCCCTTGGCGAAGCGTACTTCCAATGGAACATGCAGTATAACGAGGAAAGCCCTGACATCGTCGGAGACCTCGAAATTAAGCCGAGAGGTACCTCGGCAGTCATGCAGAAAGAAGTCCGCTCACAGAGGCTTACAACGCTTCTCCAGACGGTTGCCAACCCTATGCTGGCACCATTTGTGAAATTACCAAATCTTGTACGCGAATTAGCCATCGCTCAGGACATCGATCCTGACCAGCTAGTTAACGACGTAAACGAGGCACAACTTTACGCTGAAGTATTAAAAGGACTCCAGAATGCTCAACAAGGAACAGGCCCAGAAGGTGGGCCCTCTGGTCAACCACCCGCAGGCATGGGAGGCCCTGATTCAGCACCTAGCGGACCACCACCAGTTGACGATTCGGGGGTTGGTGGCGGCACAATCGGAACGGGAAATGTTCCGGTTGCAGGGGAAGCTGGATTTACTGGAAACCCTACTGAGCCTCAAGGATAATCATAAGAAGGTAGTAGAAAATGCCGGTTAACTACGGGCAAACATACAACGTATTTGATCAGATTAGACGTAAAGTCCGCGCTAAAAAATCAACGGGCTACGTGTACGGTCGTCCGCCTTCTGATACGACTCCGGGACAGGGTCCTATTTCAGATGTCGTACCGGACGTACCAAGTGATACTGCACCTCCTTCTCCGAGTTACGGTGGTTTTGCTGGAACAATGTCTTCTGACATTGGAGGTGTGTTTGTCAAGGACGATGACGGCGTACAAAAACTGTCTATGGACCAGATAGAAGCCGGTCTTACTGTAGGTGCTGAACGAGCGACATCTGGAGAGTATGCACTATCACGAGGCGTTAGTTACGGCATCGGCGCGGATATCGCGCAAAAGACAGGTTACGAAACACCCGGTGTTATTGCTGAAAACATAGTTGGAGCTATCGACCCGAGCCCCTTCGGTATCTTCTCTAGCCTTATGAGCGGAGAAAAAATACAAGGCCCTTACGGACAGACAATGTCTATTCCTAGTGGTCTACTGGGAGCAGTCGCATCGATGAATGTGAAAAACCAGTTTGAGGTCGCTGAAAAGATTAAAGCGGGGGAGCGCGGCTATCACCAAATGCGTTCAGGCGGTGGCCTTATATCGATTGTCCCACAAGAGATTGCAGGATTCAAAGTAGGATACGCTGTACTCGGCACATACAACGGAACCTCGCAACAGGCGATCAATCAATACGCTTCTATGTACGGATATGATCCTCGCACTGTTGATCTTATGTCTCGTCCAGAAGAAGAGGGATTTGGTGAAAAGCTTGCAGGATACAACGTAGCTGTAGCTCAACTTGGGGGATTTACACAAGACGGTATGTATACGTCTCCTCTAACGTCTGAAGTTACGCCCGTAAACAACTACGACATTAACGCACTAAGAAATCACATGGGTTTGATGGCTACGATGTACGGAACTCCGTACGCTGTCAATCTTGCAAGTAGCCTTGGGCTTTCAGGAGATATCGCCGAGGGAATTGCTAACGGAACTGTGCAGGCCAGCCCTGTCGTAGTCGACGGTCAAACAGTGGGCTACGAAACTTTAACGGGGGGTGTCGTAAGGTCGAGTGACGGTTCTCCTGTACTCTCTACAGATCGCACCCCCGTAACGTCTGGTACAGGTATTATATCTGTTGAGGCAGTAAACGCCGCAGGGTCAGACAACGCACCTGTAGGGGATACTCGTACTGGAGCTACATTCACATCTGGAACTGACGCACAAAACGTCGATCTCGGACGGGGAGGCATGGGACCGTCTTACTCCGGACCGAGCTCAGATAACAACTCTGGTGACGCGTCAGGTGATACTTCAGGAGGATATGGATCAGACCCGTCGGGAGGTGCCGCAGGTTCTCCCTTTGCTGAAGGGGGTGAAGTACCTCAAGGAAATCGCCCCGTACCTCAACAAGCCCCACAAGTTACTGAGGCAGGATTTATTGAGCAAGAGCCAGAGATGGCAACTCCTGCTGAAACAGTCGCAGACGATAAGCCAATCGATGTGGAAGAAGGTACATTTATTCTTAATGCCCCTGCTGTCGAGTATATGGGATCAGCCGATGTTAAGAAAATGATTCTTGATGCGATGAAAGAGGCTGAAAAGCAAGGTATTGACATAAATCAGAGAAACGATAAAATACCTAAAGAGAACCTTGTATCTTTAGTTGTCTCAAAAGGTGAAGTAGTAATCCCACCTGCTCTTGCAAATATCATCGGTTACGACAGATTAAATAAGATCAATAACCGAGGCAAGCAAGAGGTTCAAAAGCGAATTGATGAAAACGGGCAAGCACCTCAAGGTGAACCTCAGCCTGCCGCTTTAGGCGGAACACAAGTAAGTGAAGAAGACATGTATGCTCGGAGCGTTTTAGATGCTGTAGAGCGTAGCCCTGTCTCTGATCAACCCCATGTACCGACATCTAACTCAGGCGTTACAATTGGCCGTGGTTTTGATCTCTCAAGACACTCCGTCTCTGACTTAAACCGCATGGGCGTTAACGAAGAGACTATTAACGTGCTAAAGCCGTTTCTTGCAAAAGGGCAGGGGCAATACGGACCTCGTGGTAAAGAAGCACAAGCACAACTACAGAATTTAAATATTTCGGACGAGACAGTTAATCAGCTCGATGAGGCTGTTTATTCCAAAAAGAAAGCTGATTTTGATAAGGCATTCCCGGAGTTTGCGGAAGCTTTACCAAAAGATAAGGCGATGGCGTTTTCCGCTTTTTACGTCGCAGGCGAAAAGGGGATGCGCGATAGATATAAGACGTTTTTAAAAACGTACAACCAAACTGGCGATATAGTCAGGGCGATGGATGATGGCTTTCTAAAAGTCTTGAAGCCCGGAGCAACTGAATACAATCGCGCATTGAACGCTCTCAACTGGTACTTCACTGCTGATGACGCGGATCTAGCAGATAAAAGTCCGGCTGAACAAGAGCGATACACTAAATCCATGATCGAGGCATTCCGTCGTAAGAAGGAGCTCGAGGATTCTCCGGCAGGGTTTATCCCAAAGAAAAGCACCGGAAAAATATAATGGCTACCCGGTAATTTTACCGGCCCCATGAACCGATACGGCTACCCTCAGCCATGAGGCCCCGTGAGATAGGAGACTAAAATGGCAAAACCAAAAGGGCATCGCGCCAATAAACCAAACGATTCTTTCGGCACAATCAATGATGATAACCTCTATAGAGGAAAATACCGAGAAGAAGTTTACAAGGATGATGACGACGAAACAGTAGAAGCAACGGACCCCTCACAAGAAGAGGCTACTCCCGAGCAACAGAGTTTCGCGGAACCCAAAGAAGGTTCGGAAACGGACTACAAAAAGCGTTACGACGACTTAAAGCGACACTACGATACAAAACTTGATGAGTGGAAGCGAGAACGAGAAGAACTTGCAAATGCTCAACAAGCAGGAAAAGACAGTGGGTTAAAAGCTTCAGAGTTACCGAAAACTCCGCAGGAGTTGGAGGCATTTAAAGCAAAGTACCCCGATGTTTATGCAATCGTAGAGACAGTTTCATCGATGCAAGCTCAATCACGGTTGGACTCGCTCAAAGGTGAAATAGAAACTTTAAAAGGCCGAGAGCAGGAACTTGAGGTACAAAGTGCGTACAAAGAGCTTCTTAGTGCACACCCTGATTTTCCAGAGCTCAAGACTGACGAAAAGTTTTTAATGTGGCTAGATGAACAGCCTGAGTCAATCTCAGATGGCATCTATAAGAACAACAAAGACGCTAAGTGGGGCATCAGAGTCCTCGATCTGTATAAGGCAGATACGGGGATTGGCAAAAAGACACGTAGGTCTAGGGATGTCGATCCAGCCGCCGCAGTAACACGCTCGACTGCAAAGGACGTGACTGGGGAAGCAGTTTCAGATAAGAAAATCTGGAAAGCTTCAGAAATCGGTAAGCTAAAGCCGTGGCAATTTGAAAAACTTGAAACCGAGATTGACGCCGCTAAAGCTGAAGGCCGAATTGATTACAGAGCATAATTTTAACAACAACCTAACTATCTCATAAGGAAGGGTAACAAAATGGCTTTTGATAGCGCATCAGGTTATAACAACCTCCCTTCAGGTAACTTTACACCGGAAATCTTTTCCCAGAAAATCCTGAAGTTTTTAAAAAGAAAATCTGTTGCAGGTAATCTCTCAAACACTAATTATGCAA